TTATCTAATCTCTGAATAATAGTATCAAAACCTGCAAGAGTAGTTGGGTTACCACCACCCCATACATTTCCTCTTGTCCCTACTACATGGAATACTCCTTCAGAACCAGATCCGTTAGCTACCCCAAGACCAGCACCTACACTTTGTAAGTAATCTGCTGCCCCTGATGCTGCTTCTGCAGGAACTGCTTCAATCATTGCTGTTTCTAAGTAGTCTTCAAAACGTAATCTTGTTTCATGCTCAGACTTCAT